GAAGCTGTCCTTGCCGAGCTGGCGTTGCATGCGCAGCATGCTGGTTTCGCTGGTGCGGCGCGGGAAGCTCGGGTTGGCTTTCCTCCATTGGGCGCGGTCGTCGCTGTCGGCGTCGCGGTCGGCGGAGAATTCCACGTAGAGCATGTCGTCCTCGCCGGCGAGCGCCTGGCGGCGGCGTTCCGTGAACGCTTCGCCGGGGTCGGCGGGGCGCGGTGGGGTGCCGATGTAGAGGACGAGCGCGTTGGGGCTGGTGTTGGTGGCGGGCACCATGTCGCTGATGGCCTGTTCGGTCAGGATCTGTGCTTCGTCGAACACGATGATGTCTACGGCGTCGTTGCCTCGGGCGAATCCCTGGGCTCGTGCGCCGAACAGTATCTTGCTGCCGTTGGCGAAGGTGATTTCCTGCATGCCGTTGCCGCCGCGCACGCCGTCGGTGCGGCCGGAGTGGTCGAGGTATCCGATGAGCGCGGGGTTGCGTACCAGGGTGCGCACGTGGTCGAACGTGTTGCTGTTGGTGCGGTTGTGGTGCGCGGTCCAGATGACGGTCAGGTTCGGGATGAGCGTGCACAGGATGACCACGAGGCTGGAGACGGTGAAGGTCTTGCCGGTCTGGCGGCAGATGCTCAACACCACGCCGCCGACGGAGGCGGCGAACGTGCCGTCGGTCCTTCGGCCGAGGATGAGCGTCAGCAGTCCCTGCTGCCAGCGGTCGTAGCGGATGCCGCATGCTTTGGCCCTTTTGTTGACCTTGGGGAACATGCTGGTGACGATGCCGGAGGGCATGACGATGTGGCGTGCGACCTCAGATAGCTTCGGGTCGGAATTCTCCGTCATCGTCGTCCTCCGGATCTTCTTGCGTCGTCATGCCTTGTGCGGGGTTGCCTTCGAGCCGTTCGATTTCGCGGGTCAGGGCGAGCAGCTGTTTGCTGATGCCGGTCAGGCTGCCCGGCGGGGTGCCGGCGCTGAACATGGCTTCCTTGAGCCGGGCCTGCGTGCGTTTGAGCACGCTCACGTAGTCCTCGGGCCCGTCGTTCATCATCGCCTCGAAATCGGCGGCGGTGAGGGCGTCCATCGCCTCGGGCTCATGTTCCACGTCCCCGGCCGGGGCGGGAGGCGTGGTGATGCGGCTCATGCGCTTGGCCCTGCGGTAGGCGCGCTGCTTGCATTTGGCCGAACAGTATTTCGCTTTCTTTCCACGGCCGGACGGGGTGAACGGCTGGCCGCATTCCTCGCAAATCACCGCGCTCACCTCCAAAAAAACGTAACGGGATAACGTAACGGCCGGCCAAGGCGTTACGTTTTGACATGCCGGGGAGATATCGGCCCTGCGCCCGAGGGGGCTTCGACCGGGACGGACGGGTCTCCTCCCCACGTCACCAGTCGCCGCTCGTCGCCAACGGCATCGAGGTGGCCTTCAGGTCGGCCGTGTACCCCTGTTCGAATGTTTGTTTGATGTGTTCGCGCGCCCACGCGACGCTGTGGTTGGAGCGTATGCGGTTGCACCATCGGTGCGCGAGCCGGCAGTTGGAGAACAGGTAGGGCGAGCCGCCCTTGCTGACCGGGATGATCTCGTCCACCTCGGGCGAGCCCGGCAATCCCGGCGGCAATGATTTGTCCACGGGCCTGCCGCACAGGTGGCACGTGTCATAGGCCGCCAGCACGCGGGCCACGACCTGCCGGCGGCGCCAGCCATTGGCATGACGC